TTTCTTGAATAGAGTGTGTGGATTGTGGATTGCAGTAATTTCATGGGTTTCTGTATCTAGAATATGAAAGTGCTTCTTATCACCAGCATCAGACCAGAAGAACTCTAGCTGAGTGCCAAGGTAGTGAATGTTATCAATACTAGACTTGGTATGATAGTGACCAGTCAAAACTTTCTTAAACCTTTTAAATGGAGATGGGTCCATGCCGTGTTCATTCTTGATACCACGCATCATATCAAACCCACTCAGTTCAAGGTGTGCGCCTAGCATATCAGCATCACAGGTGCGAACAAAGTTCATACTCTCTTCATAGTTACTCTTATTGATCCAAGGAAGCATAGCAAACTTGAGACTATCATATTGCATTACTTTTGGTTTTTCAATGATTGCAACTTCATTGATGAAGAACCCAAGTAGTTCTTTGAGAGAGTTTGGATTATTGGTATCTTTATAATAAACATCATGATTACCGGGAATAATATCCATTCTAATTCCCAGTTCTCGCATAGGTTCGAGAAAGTGTTTTCTATTGTGGTGTAGAGCTTTAATATTGATTGCTTTACGGTTGTCATAGTAGTCACCTAAATGAACAATCTGTTTAATATTGTGTTCCCGCATATAGGGGAAAAATACTTCATCATAAAATTTAGCGGCATTATCAAGAAAGATATCACCAGAGTTGCGAATGCCGCAATGGGTATCGTTCAGTAGAGCAATTTTCATATTATAAAAAGTCCGTTACATCAGAGTCGTTAGTTTTACGAATACGTTTTTTCGGTAATGTATCTTCCATAGTATCAAAATATTCGTCGTCTGTCAACTCATCATTTTCATTCATACGTCTTTTTGCTGTCTCAATCGCTGCATAGGCGACATACGCAGAACTAGCATCTTGATCAGGAGCAGCTTCAATCAAGTCTGAAGCAAAACTACTTTCAAAGTATGAGTCTTTAATCTCTTGCTGTTTCTTTTCTTTAGCAATACGACGCAAGAATGCATAGTAGGTAATCTGTGTAAAGTAGGCAAAGGCATTAGGTTTACCTGTGCGAGTTGCTGCTTCAATATTATAGTTACGAATAGCACGGAGACAGTTTTCAATAGCATCCATAACCATCTCATCACGATATGAATATGAAATAAAGTTAGGTCTATGAGACAGACCTTCTGCAATCTGTTTGAACCCTAGAGCAATGTAGTTAGGAACAACAGGGACTGTTATGTTCTTCTCTTTACATTCATTACATTCTTTTACATATGAAAATACCGCTTCAGAAAATTCTTTATTATTAATATAGTTTTCGGATTTACGTTTCATTTGGGTGTAATACCTTTGGTTGATAATATAAAGAAGAGTATACTATAAAATATTATATATGTCAAGTTATTTTTTTGCTTGACAACTTCTAAATCTTAGTATATAATAAGTTTACTTTTAGGGCCCGGGGAATATACCTTAATGATAAGTTGGTGTATCGTCATCTGATCCTTCTAGAAGGATATCATTATACTCTTCTTCGTCATCATCATCTTCATCATCAGATTCGGTTAGACTTTTCACCATTTCTTCTCTGTATGTATAATAGTTGTCTACTACCAATTGTTCAGCAGCAGAAGCAGAAACAATAGAAGTCCCTGATAAGGTCATTACCTTAGAATAGTCAGCACCAAACATCCATTTAGTTAAGAACAAGGATTGCTTAATAGAATTATATCTAATTTCTAATGGGACTTCAATGATAAAATAACTATCATCTGTGCGAATAACTGTCGTAACAATCTCTTCCCCAGTAATTAGTTTGAATACCCGTGGACGATCATCCTCAAATTCTTCACCATAATCATCAAGTTCCGACATAACCATTATCCTTCAGTAACTGATCGTAGTATCTTTTTAGCATACTATCTTTTTCACTCTCATCTATATATCCTCTTGCTAAGAGAAAGTTTATATGGTCAGTTACTTTTTCTCTAAGTTCTTTTTTGTTTACAGTTTTCATAATGCCACCTCATCATAATGTTTTTACCACCAGTTTTTTGACAATAAAGGCAAGTTACGATTTCTTGTTTGAATCCCTTTTGAGCATCACTCATTTTTCTTTTATGTTCTTTAGAAAGCTTTCTACCACTAAGAGCATCACTCATTTTTCTTTTATGTTCTTTAGAAAGCTTTCTACCACTAAGAGCATCACTCACTTTTCTTTTATGCTCTTCAGAAAGCTTTCTACCCTTGCGTAACTCACTCATTTTTCTTTTATGCTCTTCTGAAAGATTTTTGCCCTTTTTTGATTCACTTATCTTTTTTCTGGTATTTTCAGAAATCTTTTTGCCCTTATGTGCTTCACTCATCTTTTTTATGGACTCAGGTGAGTGTTTGTATCCGTGTATACCGTCACCACCATCCGTGCGATTGTGTAGGGTGCCAGTTTCTAAATCTTTACGACCATACCATTCTATATATCTTCTCTCTAATGCGAAAGCACCTAACTCAGTCAAGTTTGATTCCATTATAACAATACGATTTTCATCTTTTGGTCGCCTGAAAGCTCTACCAGTATTAGAGAATGCTCGATTGTCTTTACCCTTACCAATATAGTAAGGTGTGCCGTCTTTGCGCAAATATGCGTATATATAAAACATATTATACATTTTTATATTTTAATTTCGTGTATTTCAAAAGAGAAGTTTTCTTTTTTGTAGATTTTCATTCTCTCTATGCCGTGTAAGAGTGTGTAGTTTTTCTTCTGTCTATAATGTAAGTCATCCATCAAATCATAGAGAGTGCATCCTCTACCATCTTCAGACTTTCTAAGACCACGACCGATAGACTGTAGCACCTTTACCTGTGACTTAGATGGTGATGCAAAAATAATATTATGAAGATTACGAATATTTACACCAGTAGAGAATGTTCCTAGACTAGCCACAATAATAGCATTCTTCTGTTTTTCTACAATACCTCTAATCTCTTCTCTGACATCAGCATCAACTTCACCAGATACATAGAACACTTTTCTTTTGTTGTGTGCTTTGTCTTTGATAAGGTCATAGAGTGGTTTACCATGCTTTTCTACATACTGAAATAGAACAAGAGTATTACCTTCCTGATCTACTGCTAGGTTAGTGATAAGTCTATTGCGTTTGATATTACCTACTATATAGTCAATCTCATAGTGATAGTCTTTGCTGTTGACAATATCTCTAGAAACTTCTTTTGGATATTTCAGTGCTAGAATTTTGATCTTCAGTTCGGCAAGTGTATCTTCATCCATTAGTTTCTTGGTTGTAGTCACTTTATAGACACGACCAAATAGACCTTCTAAGACAAGTTTATGACATTGTGTTCCGTCTAGTGTTCCTGTAGTACCAATACGAAACTCTGCTTCTCTAGACTTGTTCATAATACCATTTAGAGATTTGGCTTTAAATCCATGCACTTCATCACCAAAAATACATCCAAACTGTTCAAACCAACCACTAGGCAGTTTATAGATTGACTGCCATGTAGAAATGAATACTCTCTGTGGAATATTATTCTTAGGCATACCAGAATAGATTCTATGACAAACTTCTGCTGCTTCTAGACCATAGTTATCAAAGTCAGAGAACATCTGCTGAACAAGTGATGTAGTAGGAACAACAATAAGAACACGTTTGTTATAGTGTTCTAGATACCACATCATCAGAACATAGATGATAAGAGACTTACCTGAACCTGTAGGAGACAGTAGAATAGCACGTTTTGACCTTAGTGCCTGACAGATAGCATCAAACTGATAGTCTCTTACTTCAAAAGGTAAGTTTAGTTTCTGAATAAACTCATAGACTTCTTTAGGGTCTACTAATGATTTAGTATCAGGTGCGCCATACTGATTATCGTATTCTACTTCTAATGTATAGTTTCTTGGTTTGATAAAGTCAGACAGATATTCCCAGAGACCAACAGGCAGTTCATTATTGCGGTTATTAAATAGTCTGGTCTTACCGTCCCATTTACCACTCTTATAAGCTGGCATGTATTTGTAACCCGGAGTTTCAAATGAGAAGTAATCTGTCAACTCATTTGAAACATGCGGTTCACACTGGATTTCTAGTGCAGAATAGTTTTTCTGTCTAACTA